ATTCCCATTCATCCCAGATGCAAGAACCTTCCATCCCTTCTTTATCAGTCAAATTTCTTACTAATTTGATATCGATGTATAAGGTATTTAACAACCTTTTACCTATCAATCTCTCTGCATAACTCCATGCAGCAGAATCGACTAGTTTCCTAGTCGATTTGCAAGAACCTGTGATATTGAGGATCATTTAAGCTACCCAACCTATTGATATATTCATTCTTTTATCCTCTTTGTTAATTCTCATTATATTAATAGAATAACACATAGAATAAGATAAGTCAAGCGAAATCGTACTCACTAAGTCATTGATTTTAAACGAAATCTAAAAAAAGTTTAGTTATCTAGAATGTAATCTTCTGCTGGACTACCACAAACAGGACAATCTTGGTCTGGTGCAGTCTCCGATTCGTGGACATGACCACAATCTGGACATATCCACTTACTTCTCATACTTGGACTCTTAACCATTTGCGGGCCCTTTCATTTGTGGGTACGTTTCATGTTCAATTAACATAAAATCATCATCCCAATCGAACGCCTCTTTTACTACATTCTCAGACAAACCCTTATACATACGATGTAGAATTTTATCTTTTGCAGCAATAAGAATATCTGCTTCGTCTGGATGTAGTGCTTCTAGTAATTGAATAAACATGGATTCACGTTTATTTTGAGTAAGTTTCGGGTTTCCACCTTCAATATAATGAAACAATTTACGTGCCTCATATGATAGGTTAGAATGTTCTGTACCTTCTGGTGCATCATTCTTCTTATATGGAACTTCGCCTTCTGGTAGTGACCATTTAATTTTAGGATCAAAAGAAGACTTAATAATCATACGCAAAGATGAGTCATTATAATGTTTCAAGTGTGATACCTTATCCTTCTTTGATTTAATCTTTGAAAGTTTACTCAGAACTTCTGAATATAGTGGTGTGTAATTGTCTGACATCTAGAATTCTCCTATCGATTCAGTGAGGTCACTTAACCTCTTTTGTATAAAATAATTTAGTAGTTGACTACGATCTCCTGATGGTGAGTCCCTATATGTATCTAGTATCTCGCTAGATAACTCTTTTGGAGCGAAACTCAAATCAATCAACTTACGATTTCTTTGATAGTTTCGTTTCACTTCATCATTAGGTGCAACGTCATCAAAATCATGATCTATCCAAGCTGCAATCTTTTTCTTAGTCATTGGTTTCTGTCGTAGACCATCAGTAAAAGTATTGTCTGGTGATAACACATTAGGAACACCATCACTAGTATCACCTTTGAATACATGTTCTTTTATGTATCTAACAGGGTCTTCACCATTTATCATTTTTTTAGTAATAGGACTATACTGTTTCACATTAGGAAACTTCTGTAACTGAATAAAATCTTTATCACCAGATAGTATCATAATTTCCTCTGCATATTCAGAACATAATGTAGCAATAACATCATCTGCCTCTGCACCATATACCTCTACTGACTTGTATGGCATATGTATCTTAACTTCATCCTTGATGTTATTTAGACACTCAAAAATAGCATCCCAATCCTTATCATCTGTAGTCCTACCTTTTCTGCGACTGTGTTTGTACTCTGGAAAGTAATCACGCCTCCAGTAGTGTTTCGAATCAAAACAAAGAACCATCTCACCAAACTCAGATAGAAAACGTGTGCGATACATACGTAAAGAGTTAAGAACCATGTGTCGAACCATAGGTTCCTCTGGTTCAGATCCCTTGGATATATGCATTTGCATCATAATGTTTGCCATCATAATTTGACTCATATCAACTAATATCATTCTGCCACGTACATATGAGCGTTAAAACTCATACTCCTTCTCTCTCCATCTACATGAAATGGATATACGAAATGTTTCAGCCATGATGGAAATACCAACAACTTGCCCACTTCTGGTTTAAATTTAAGATTGTCACTACGAAACTCTTGGTTCTCACCAAACATAAATTCGATCAATCCACTTGCTGGATAATGATCCTTGTTATCCTCTACAATCTCATCATGCATCTTAGGGGGTAGTTTAAGATAGATCACAGCAGAGAAGTTCCCATTGTGATGATGCCAAGGATTAAACTCGCCTGCATACTGACTGACTACCCAACTCTGTGTTAGATGAATATTTTGTATAGTTGGTTTTGCATCACCAGCAATCTTCTTCCAACCGTATGCAGTATTGTTTTTAATTAATTCCTCAACATAAGATATACAGGCAGACTTCATTATATTTTTAGTGTACACTATATCATCTTCATTTGATATAGGTATCTGGATTTCTTTATGAACTTTACCTACCAGTTTATGTGACCAATCCCATTCTATGGACTTCTTATCATCACTAAGAATAGGATCAACACAATCATTGATTATATTAACAAATCGTTCTGGAACAGTAGATTCCATGATAGTAGGGGAAAAGGGCCTATGAAATTTCGGGGTCTGGTTCATTATTTATTTTCTCACTCAATTCATGAAGTACTCTTGCATCAACACTACCTTGCAATTGGTCATTTTCATCTATAGTAACTTTAGTCACAATATCCATAAGAGATATCATAGGGTGTTCTAACTCTAACTCTTTATATATAGACGCCTTGACACACTCTACTGTAAATCCCATGCTTCGGATAAATCCTTCATTATTAATATCAAAACCATTTTCTGACATAGTATGAATCATCTGAACCATTAACTCTTCAGTTAATTCCTCTGCAAAAAACAAATCTTCTTGAATTTTTGCAGTTTCATTCGGATCAGGTATTACAACTTTTCTACCCTTCTTCCAAGGGCCTTGAATTATATCTGCACCTTTCTTCATTCTTCCATTCCCTGTTCCCATACCATACCTAAGTCTGGATAGAATGTTCCAACGTCACGTTTGGGTTTCCCTATGTTTGGGCCATACCAATAGTAACCAAGAGCTACATTACGACTACGAATCTTCTTCTCTTGGTACTCACCATAAAACATAGCAGACCAATCACCATGCTTGAGATAACTCTGCATTTCTCTTACATAACCTTCATGGTCTGCAAGTCTAGCAATCGAACCTTTAATATCTTTCTTAACACCAGCACGTTCAACAGAAGCAAGTTCTTTCTGGGTCTTCATCCACACCTTAACCTTATCAGGATGTAACTGATGGTCTGTAGGTAAATCCCATAAAGATTTGTGAATATTAGACTTACCATAAGAAGGATCAGCAGCTGCTTTCTTCTCTCTTGCCTTTGCAAGTCTTTCTACTGCCGCTGACTTTTGTTCATCAGACATGGGTTTACGTTTCTTCTTAGGTTTAGGTGCAGCCCAATTAGAATTATCTGTACTAACAACTATTTTCTTCTTTACCATAATAATATTTATCCCTTAAAATAAATTACAAAACCATTGATGAATATTGCAACTGCTACCGCATTTACAACTATCAATGCACGATCATTCCACTTAATAGAAACCCACAACCAACCAGCACACCCAAGAAACTGTAGAAACATATTCCAAGGATACAAGTCATTTGTTGTAGCAATCATTGCAAGAACAATGATGATAGATGATACCCATTTGACATACCATACTATTTCGTGGTGTTCCTTTAGTGGAGTGCTTGTTTTAGTGTCATGCACCATTAATATCCATCCTCCTCCATGCGTTTATCTAAAGTCTTCGCTTGTCTACGTTTTCCTGCTGCACGATCACGGCGACCTCTTTCTCCCTTAGTCATTGCAAACTCTCGTTCACGTAACTCGTTAAAGAGTCCGTCTTCTTGTAGTTTCTTTTTAAGAACACGTAATGCCTTTTCGACATTACCATTTCTAACTTCTACACCCAGACCAGGCTTTTGTAATTGTCTGTTTGGGTCTTTGAATGTTTTGTTGTATGGTTTTCTCATTTTATCTCCTCATATTTGCCAGTGATTTGGCATCTTCTTTACGTCTTATAGGTACAGCATTAGACTTGTGCATCTGTCCTATACCTATAATCTCTGTTCCAGTGTACACCTTCTCAGGTTTCTTTGCACACGTATCCCATTTAGTGGTGCCGTCGGAAGGATTCGAACCCTCGACCCTCTGATTACAAATCAGATGCTCTACCGACTGAGCTACAACGGCGGATTTTTGGTGGAGTGGAAGGGGATCGAACCCATGACCTTCTGCTTGCAAAGCAGATGCTCTCCCAACTGAGCTACCACCCCTGATCTTTTTAAGAAACTTTTGATGTTCTGCTTCTGCCTTGAGAAGAGACTTAGATTTCTTGGATTGTTTGCGTTTACGAGTACTGGTTGTACTGAAGTAAACTGGTAATAGATGCATTGTCATATTATAAAGATACCATAGTTAATAACATTTGTCAAGCTATTTATTAATATAAATTTTTCACTTCCCATTTTCCATTCCTCTTACATGATGTGCCACGCATTTTACGCATGGTATTTTGAACTTCAATCACAGATACAAATTCTCTACAATCACCATTTGTAGATAATGGTTTAGAAACAACTTGAACTTGATTTTTTAAATTTCTATAAACAGATGCCTGTCCATCTATATTATGATTCATAGAAGACTGCATCATTTGAGAAGCGTAAAGGGTATCTATTTTGTCCATTGTATCACCAATAGTGTATCCAACTAAAAGTCCTAAAACACCATATATTGCTGCTGAGGTTGGGTCTTTACCTAAGTATACACCTACCGCAGCACCACTTAATGCTCCAAGTTTTGCCTTATTAAACATTGCTGAAGAACTTTCTTTTGGAGCCCAAACACCTTTGCCTGGCAAGTAATAATCTTTCTCTTGACATCCAGTTATAGGAGAACACCCAAGAGTGGGGTTTATACCCGAAGGCATAAGACACCCACTCAAAGATAGTGCTAGAACTGAACTAAGCAGAAAGGTCTTCATTCGTCGCCTCTAGAATCCTTTTGGTGGAATACGAGTA